CTTATCAATGGGAGTGTTGATTCGTCGTACATGACTCAATGTAGAGGCATAAGTGAGCCGGTTCAATACTTGGGCAACGCCAACCTTATTTGAATGAAGTTGCTTTATGCCAAAATCACCGGTAGATAAAGCCCTTTTCAGTCCATTCTCAATCGTAGATGATTTTATGATTTTATATACATTGGTCAAATTGATAATGCTCGTGTAATCTTCACTCGATTTCCAGGAACCATTATTGATCTCTCGAATGACAAGTTTTTGAATATCTTTTACAACTTTATTGAAATAATTGCGAAATAAATTATTCAAAAGACACCCCGTAAGTTCGATCCGTTTATTTTCATAGGAATCTCGATCATCGGGTTTTGAATAACCAAGAAAACACGAAATGAGTTTATTACACATGTATCCAAGAAGGTGAATTTTTTCTTTTTTTGTTTTACAATTCGGAAAAAGATCATTATTTAAGATATCTTGCGTGAAATCGTTCTTTTTTCGTTCTCCTTCCTCTGGTGTCATGTTAATAGGTGTATAGATAACATTGGATCTAATGTATTGCATACAGTCTTCAGAACTCACATATTCATGACACAAACGAATCGTTGCTTTCAAAAATTTCATCATTTTTTTACTTTGTTCATTGTCTAGATTCAATAAGATGTATCGACAAATATCTTGATCACTACTTATTCCTAGACAACGAAATAATACGAAAAGGGGAATTGGTTTTTTTAGTTTGGGTATCATAATATAAATTGGAAAACCCATATGATCTTGTTTAGATGAAATCATCATATACACTTGTTTAGGCGAAATGACTTTCCAATACGGAACGCATCTCATTTCCGCAGTATGACTCCATTTTCCTGCCTTTTTTGTTTTGAAAACATAAATTTTATTGTCGGCGGCCTTTTCCTGTCCCAAGCAAATTTTTTCAGAACCATTGATGATAAAGTATCCCCCGGGATCCATTTTACATTCGTCGGTTTGTTCATGATGAAGAAAGTTATATTGGCGTAATGTACAAATACACGATTTTACCATAATGGGTATTTTACCAAATTGTATTTTAGTGAGTTTAATGTGTTTGCGTTCTTCGTTTTCAAGGCGTTCTCCACTACAAATCACATATTCAATATTTAAATCTAAAGTTAAGTTGGAACAATAGGTAAAATTTCGAAGTCGTGCATCATTTGGAAACATCAATTTAGTTGCTCCATTGTTTTCATGAATTTCCGGTCGAAATAATGACATATTTTCAAAATGAATTATGATTTGTAAGCGATATTTCTTAAATTCTTTCATATAATCGTGCGACGAACGAATCAAAAGAGGGTTAAACATTTCGATTGTTTTTTTCATTTGATTCTGAATAAAGTCGTTATAGGATTCCGTTTGATGCTTCACAAGTTGTTCTAAATGTTTATGCTTGAAATAACTTTCAATGACATGCCAGCAATCATTTTCTTCAGGGTCCATATTCATTTAAAGTATTCATGCGCACAATGTGTTTAATTCAATTTTATTCAATTATGTAAAAATACCATATAAAAATTCTTTTTGCATATAAATGGATGATAGAAAGAAAATACAAATAGATACGGAATATTTACACGGAAAAAAATCATATCAAAGAAAGAAAAAAATTTCCGAAAAAAGAGCTCAAGTATTGAATGTTAGCAATGCGAGTGTCAAAGAGCTCCTACTTGAAAAGTTAAGGCAATATCGCAAACAAAAGAAAACACAAAATGAAGAAGTGAATGTAGTACCCCAATCCTCTGTTGTTACGAGTGAATTTATGAAAGAATTGAAAAAGAAAAAAAATAAAACAGAACATGTCAATCTAACACCATTTGAAGATACACCATCAATTGGTTCGTCACAATCATTTGCATTACAATCACCGCCATATAGTAATTTAAAATACAATAATTCATTGCCAACTTTTCGTCAATGGAAGCGTCAAACACAGAAAAGCGTATCTGTGCCGTTGAGTCATGTAACACCATCTAACCCTAAACCGAACCATATATCATCCGCAAATACAAACAACTTGAAAAGAAAAAACTTTCAAGTTGGTAAAAATAAGACAAATAAAAAGGTGGGTATTTTCCTAAAAAATAAAACGATGAAACAAAATGTGGAGTCTTCTATAGTAGAGTGGAAAAGACAAAATATGAAAACTATGAAGAATAAATTAAAAAAATCAAACTTGATTCGTTATGGAACATGTGCTCCCAATGAATTATTACGAGACATATATGTTTCATCCGAATTATGTGGAAATATTCATAATTCAAATGGAAAAAATTTAGTTCATAACTATTTGGAATCAAATTGAATTAAAGAATATATGATATAATAATATATTTATGGATCAAATCGATAAATTGTTCGAAATCAATACAACTATTGACAAGAAAAAACTTATTTTTACTTTTTTATTTAACGGTCGCGAATTTACAGATTTAAGGGTCATACAGTTCTATCACGAAATGGATCAAATATTGAAATCTTTATATGACCCAAAGATCAAAAACCTATACTTCATATTCAAAATCAAAGAAATATATATACCTTCTAATTTTGTATCAATCCGAAAGGTCGCCGATTTATTAACTTCACATATTCCAATTCTTAATGAAAAGTTAGTGTTCACAATCATTCAAAACGATACAAATGTATTCAAAACATTTTTTAAATTATTCAAACAGTATTATGTGCCAGTCAAACCTTTGTATTTATGTAAAACCGATGAAGATGTAAATAACTGTCTTCACATTCCAGAAGAAAGAGAAAAAATGCCCAATATATTAAACCTCTTGTGATGAGTTACGAATTGTACATCGACAACTCGGACATGTATTATTGTTAAATAACCATGTTCGTAATGCATTTTTATTAAAAATATGCTTACAACTTGCAATCATTAATACGTTCTGTGTGGGAGTAAACGAATCGCGAGTAATGGGACAAGTATCGTTCAATGGAGACGAAATATAAGAATATTGAGAAACATCGAAGATATTCACATTGGATTGGTCAAATACAGATTGATCCGAACTATCGACATTTACAATTTCATAGGATAAATATTGTGTATTTAAGGTTGAGTTAGATGTGTTCGTGTTAGGTGTATTCATATTTGAAGTATCGATTAAAAAAATTTGTTGTGAATGTGAATTTGTGGTTCGTTGAGGATTCCAATCCAATCCAGAATGTTCTAACAATCGTTGAGAATTTTGTACAATATTTGCGAGTAGATTTATGTTGTCAAAATGACTATTGATTGCGTGATACATTGATGAGTCATTCGAGCGATTACGCAATGAATTTGTTCGTTGATTTCTATTTCGATTTGAATATGAATTTGTTCGATTCCCATGAAAATATGTGTTTTGCGAAGGATTCAAAAAATTTCTCATGGTATTATTATATATTTAAATAATGTTTAAATATATCTCTAAAAATTAATCTAAATGAATTATGAAAAATTTCATAATAAAGGTCTAACAGGGTTGGTGAATTTGGGAAATACCTGTTATATAAATAGTAGCTTACAAGTTTTAAGCCATGTTCCTGAATTTAATGAATATATTGGCACCGTTATTGGTGTCGATAAAAATAAAAATAATAATGATATTAATGATATTTTCTTATCCGAATGGTATGATTTATATAAATTAATATGGTCTAAAAACTGTATCATATCTCCAAATCGATTTCTTCGAGTGATTCAAAGTACATCAAAACAGAAAGAAAATGGTGCTTTCATTGGATATGATCAAAATGATTCGACCGAGTTTTTGTACTTTATCTTACAAATTTTTCATGATTCATTAAAGAATCATAAATATAGTCATACATTATTGGATAAATTTATAAAAAATCAGCATTCAAAATCATTTAGTACTTTTTTGAGAGAACGACACAAGAATGAATATTCGATCATCGATGCTCTTTTTTCCACATATGCTAAAATTGATATTGTGGACGATGAAACCAATAAAGTATTAGCAACAAATTATGAAAACTTTTATCTTCTTGATCTTGCCATGTCAATGACGAATAGTCAATATAGTTTAGATAATTGTTTAAAACATTATTTCTCGGATGAAAAGATGAACAAGGAGAATGATAATCAATATTACGACGATAAAGAGAAAAAATACAAAAATGTTACCAAAAAGGTAAGATTAATGGCAACATCCAAGTATATTGTTTTACAATTGAAGCGCTGGAATATGAATTTGAAAAAAAATCAGCGTATTGTTCATTATGATAACTGTAGTATTCACTTCAAAGATTATTTACATGAAGATGCAAAAGAAAATATGAATCATACCTATGAATTATTTGGTATAATCAATCATAGTGGAAATGTCTTTGGTGGTCATTATTTTAGCTATATCAAAGGATTCAATGGAAAATGGTATGAATTCAACGATACGATGGTTCATGAAATATCTGATTCGAAACTTTTGTCAAACAAAAACTATTGTTTCATTTATCGTAGAAAATAAAAATAGTATAATATATTAATATGGATGTGAATGTACAAAAACAAACCTACATACCAGATTCTAATGAGAATATATTATTTGAAGCTTTAAAGGGAACGCGTGTCTCTTTTGTAGTTCTTTTAATTATTGTAGTGGGTATTTATATTGGAATTTTTTTCTTACTCGATGGGAATAAAAGTTCAAATACGAATTCGGTGAATTCAAATATGTTTATTTTGCTTCTAGAAGTGATCCTTTGGGTAATGTTGATATTTATCATATACATCAATATTCAAAATTACGACACGAAGAATTATGATTTTCGATCCAAAATGGAAAATTTATTTAATACAAAGCTTGCGGAGTTAGAAGTGCATGCAACACCACACACAAAGCATACTAAGCATCCTAAGAAAAAAAAAGATGAAGATAAGGAGAAATGCGATAATGACGAAGGTGACAAAGAGGTGTTTCATATTCCCGACAATATACATACTTACCAAGAAGCAAAGGATTTATGCGAAGTCTATGATGCGCGGTTGGCAAGTTACGATGAAATTGAAAAAGCGTACAATAAAGGTGCTACTTGGTGTTCGTATGGTTGGTCGAAAGAACAAATGGCTTTGTTTCCCACACAAAAATCTGTGTATAATGAGATGAAGAAATTACCAAAGCATAAGCACGATTGTGGGCGCCCAGGAATTAATGGGGGATACTTTAAAAATCCAAATGTTAGATTTGGTGTAAATTGTTACGGAACAAAACCAGAAGCGACGGAAAATGATAAATCATACATGCATGCGTTGAATCACACGCCAGCAGTGAAAGATCAGTCAAGAGGTGGAACGAATTCCGATGAAGCAGAGCATAGAAAAATCATAGCTCCATTTAATAAAGATAAATGGACCATGTATAGTTAAATTTTGTCTTTTTTCTTCTTTGTCTTTGTATGTGATTTATTTTCTTTTGTTTTACACGATTTGCGATGAAAGCACCAGTCCATTTTTTCACATGTTACGAGTTGGAAGAGGCATTTTTCCATATTTACAGGCAAAACATTTTTGAGAGGGCGAAGATTGCCACCGTCTTGAATCATCGGAGTTGTCAATAATCCAGCCGGGAGTGTATAGTTTTCCAACATTTATATATATATGAAAGTATATAAATGTTTAAGTATTTGTAATACGAAGTTCGTCCTTTTGTCTTTTGTCTCTTTTATTTTTGATGAACTGTAATAAATCTTTGATGGGGAGATTGACCTGAAATTGATTGTTGTAATCCAATAAGCAAGATTCTAAAAATTTTATGCTAAGATTTTGGTAGGATATATATGATTTGTGTTGAACTTTCACATCATTCAGTACAAATACTTTATGTTCTTGATCATTATCTTTGAGATACTCTACGATTTGTTGTTCCAAATTCAATTTCATTTCTCGCAACTCTTGTAACTCTCGATGAACGCGGTTGTAATTTGAGTTGGTTTGTAAATAATTATTTAAATCCTGTTTTAAGTTTTGTTTAAAGGAATCCATGTATATATAAATTCCTTATTTTTTTCGATTTTTTTGTTTTATATTTGTTGGTTTTGGTTTTTTTACCTTTTTGGAATTTCGATTACAATATTAAATATAGAAATAATGATTTAAATAGTTAAATATTACAACTTTAATGAATATTTGTGATTTGTCTTTTTCGAATATTACAATAACTCCTCCCCAAATAGTAAATGATGATGTATATGAGTTTGGATTAAAATATAGTGATGATAATGATATTTTATTTTCGTCGTCACAGCCCTATGTGTTGGAAAAAAAAGAAACGCATTGCGAGCTTCATATCAAGGAACGCAAAGAATTACAGTTCTTCAATAAGTTACATAAATATTTATTAGAAGAGATGTATCGTTGTCATGATAATTGGTTTCAGTCTGTATTTGAAAGAAAAAAGTTTGATAAAATGTTCAAGAGTTATTTGTATCCGAATATTGAAGAAAATTCTATTAATATTGAGTGTAGTGTGGATGCTTCTTTCGTTGAAAAATTAAATGATAGAGTGAATGTTTATCCAACCTTTCGATTAAAGTCGATTTTATTTGATCAAATTTGTTTTCAAGTTGCGATTCATTTAGAAGAATTTGTAGTGATAGAAGAAGAAGAAAAAGAAGAAAAAGAACCAAGAATGATCGAAGAATCTACAATAGAAGAACCAGTACAAGAAGATACGATTGAAGTACATACAACAAATCGGGTGTCCGAACCCGATCCCGAACCCGAACCCGATCCCGATCCCGAACCCGAACACGAACCCGAACCCGAACCCGAACCCGAACACGAACCCGAACACGAACCCGAACATGAATCAAATGTAAATTCAAACAAAAATAAAATTGAGGAGGTTTATATTTCTAATACTCCAGAAATGGAATCATTACATATTGAGTTAAATGATGAAGATTATTATATTCTATTTAAAGTTGTACAGACACATATCAAGGATCATTTTTCGAATTCTTTAACAGAACTATTTGAACAAAAGAAAATTCAAACTAGAAATCTGGATATGCATCAAATTGTATATGATAGTGATGAAAATGAAGAAAGTGAAGAAGAATTTCTAGAAAACAATGAGTTTGAGGAGTCATATGATAAAATTGTTTAATTGTTTATTTTCAAAAAATATTTTATATTCTATTCTATATAATAATGAAAAGTGTTTTGAAAAACCTGATGAAAGGAAAGTCAAGCAAATATTTCAATATATTTCTGCTTGTTGCTCTGGCTTTTGTGATTGGTTTATTGTATATGTACAATACGAAGAAGTCTGTTGTCAGTGCGGGTATGAGCAACAATCCCCTCGTTTCGGAAGAGGAACCTGTAAAAGAAGAAGTCGCATCGAGTGATGTGAGTACTGGTGTAAAAGGCGTCGAATCTTCGGATGCGGACAACTATTTACCCGTTGACGGTATTGTATCCGGTCCAAAGGTAAACGAAACTTGCAACAACAAACCAGTTATGGATCCTAAGGAACTTCTCCCAACGGATAGCAACAACGAATGGTCCAACATTGTACCAAACAAGGATTTAAAGGATGTGGGCATGCTTAACGCAGGACACCACATTGGTATTAACACGGTAGGTTCGTCTTTACGCAATGCGAATCTTCAAATTCGCTCTGAACCTGTCATTCCACAAACAAAATCGGTTGGCCCCTGGAACAACACAACCATTCAACCGGATGAACTTCGTCGCCCTTTGGAAATTGGTGGCGCTGAATAATTAAATAAAAAATATAATATGTTTTTTATTTAAGATGAAAAGTGAAAATATCTTAGGATATGTATTTTTATGCTTTATTTTCTTGATTATGATAAAATGTTATTATGACAGCGATTATTTTCAATTGAAATGTATTGTATCTGATGTGAATGGAAAAAAATATTGTGTTCGGGAAAGGAGTAAAATTCAGCAAGCCAGTGATCTCTTAGCAAATACAACTCAAAATATGAAATTATTGGTAGCACATTTAGAAAAAACTCAAACACATCGACCAGAAGTTCAACGACTCATTAAAAACTTTAATCCAGATCAAATTAAGGAAATTTTACCCACCAGTGAATATACGGCATACAGCGAAAATAAAGGAGAAAAAATAGCGTTATGTTTGAGTTCAAAAGACAAAAAAGATTTGAATCAATTGATTGATCCGAACACATTGATGTTTGTAGCCATTCATGAAATGGCACACTTAGCTAGCAAAAGTATTGGTCACAATGATGAATTCTGGTCAAACTTTAAATTTTTATTAAAAGAAGCAGTATCGATTCAAGTTTATACACCCATAGATTACAAAAAAGACAATGAAGAGTATTGTGGAATGCAAATCAAGGACAATCCATTTTTTGATTCTTTTTAAAAACTTTGCTCATAAAATATGGAAATGAAACCGATTCTACTTCTGTGAAAGTATTCAAGTGTTCTGCACGAAACCATGTATCACATGTATATGATGTATTTAACATAGACATGTGTATTTCATCT